TACACAACAAAAGGCAATAGCTATTGCTACTGCCTTATCCTTATCATTCGATACTACTATAATAGCACTTTAAAAGTTACCTGCACTTACAATTACTGTATATTTAATAACATTTAATTTATATTTATCCTTTATCGAAACATATTGTAACATTTTGTTACCGCATGTGGCCTTTTAGTAAGGTCAGTACCCGACAATTCGTCGGGCACTCGTAGTTTACGGATTTCAAATCCGAAAACCCCATAAAAAAAGAAGATTGATTTCTCAATCTTCCAAAAAAGCCTCTGCTCGTTTAAGCCAGACATAATACGTCTTACGTGTCGTCCAGCCTCTGCGTTCACATATTTCATCAATAGACAAACGATCAATATAAACCATCTGCAACAAACCTCTAGCTTCCAAATCCGGAACTTCCGCAATCTGTTTTCTAAAAGCACGCTTTTGTTTCATTGCTTCAGCTGTATACTCTTTAATTTCTTCTTTCGTTGAAATTAGTTCAACATATAGATCATCACGTTTCTTGCGATTCCCATTTTGAACCTTATCAGCTTGCAATGGACTAGCGTTGATTTTGAGCGCTTGGGATTCCAATTTCTGCAATTGATTCATTTGACTTTCGATGTAATCATCTAGCCATTGAATTTTTCGTAAACGTTCACAAGTTTTCATGAAAACCTCTCCAAAATTTGATATAATATAGATAAGTTTTCTATGTGATGTCCTGCTTACCCGAGCAGGCTTTTTTGTGTCTAAAAACTAGCGATAATTTCAAAACACAGTTTAGAGAGAAAGTTTTAAGAAATACCTCTTTTCTTTTTTTTATTTCGCTATGTGCTAGCAAGTAACCCGATAACCTTACCAGCTGTGTACTAATTTTGTAAGAAGAAGTGGTTTAATCACCTCACTATTAAAAACACGAAATTTTCGGGTTATGTCCGCGCATGGATTCGAACCACGCTTTAAGCCATCCCTGCGGACACCGAGTTTAATTTATTATAGAAAAGGTAGGTGCTAGACTGCCGACTAGGAAACAGTCATCATAGCCCTGCTTTCTTTTTTATTTTTAATTCCTAGCCTTATGCCGACGAGACGAGTTGAACGCCTCATGAATTACCGTTGTCAGCACTGCGGACTACACCAAGACCGCACGGAAAATATACTTTTTTGGAGTTCCTCATTTCTATTTTTATTTTTTGGTGTATACCCACGCAAGGACTCGAACCATCTTACAACACCTCGATTCCTAAAATATCTTTTCCGTCAATTTTCCCGTTGCCGAATTTAAACGGCTCACCGCTTTCCCAGCACGCATGAACCATGTCGTACGTTTGTCGGGAAATGCATGTCGTTAATGGCTTGTTGTCACCTTTCAATACGAATTTAACTTTCATGTTTCCAGCCTGCCTCTCTAACAGTCATTTCATACAATTGATTATTGTTAACGAAAAGCATTTTTCCTTCACTTTTACCAGCCTCAGTCATTTCTTTGATTAATCCACTAATAATTACATCATCAATTCTAAACGTCAATTCTACCCCTCTCTCGCCCTCTGTATGGCGTTTTAATTTATTTCGAATGAATTACATTCCCATCGCATAGATGACGTCATACATCTGCTTTGTGAGCTTTCTTTTCGTTTCTGGGTCTGACTTTTTATCAGTGATGAAATGCAATGGATTGCTTTTCTTCTTGCGCTCCAAGTCAGCTTTGACAGCTCTGTCATCCATAACGATTTTTCCTTCTGCGATTTCTCGTTGCAAAGCATATTCGGTAATGCCGTAATGTCTAGCCGCAGTACCTTTAAATCCGACGAATACATCTGGTTTCCCGTCAACAATTCGAGTAAATGTAGTTTTGGGCAAGTTATCAATCTCGCCTGTTTGTTTGGCGATTATGCGTCCTGCTCTAATTCGTGTGTCAACTGTTTGACGTACGATTCCAGTGTGCGCTGCTAGCTCTTTTTTTTGTGCCGCTAAATTTATCACCTGTTTCAGTGTCGACAAAATCATATATTTTAATTTTTGACATACATTAGCTCCTTCATACGTTTAACTGTCACATCGTCTGGCAAAATCGCAAGACACAACAAACGATTTGCTTCGTTCGGTGTCACATGCAACATTTTGCCAATTTCAATGTAACTTCTTAAATGTTTTCTTTTTGTCCAATCAACAAAACTAGCCAATACATCAAGCGGTGTTTCTTCGTGATGTTCGTATCAAATCACGCAATGTTTTGCCGCTAAATTATTTGATCCTTTGCTCATATTTTTACCTCAAAAATAATAAAGGTAACCGAGTAACCGATAAAAAACACTTTTTTATATATTTATTACACCTATTTTTTAAGAATCCCTTTATATCAACGTTTCTTTATATATTTACTATTTTTATAATACTTTTTAATAAAATATAGGTTATCGGTTACCTTATATATAAGAAACTCATTAATATCAAGGGTTTAAGGCGGTAACCGTTCTTTAATTCTATCGGTTACTATCGGTTGCCATCGGTTACTTTTTGTCTAAAAGGTAACCGTAAGTAACCGATAAAACACCAAAAGTAACCGAACTATTTTTGATTTTTTCGCCTAAATCCTTTAGTGTTTTTACCAGCAATTTTAAATTGTTTCTTCTCCCATTCAGGATGATTATCCATGACCATATTTATTTTTGTCGAAAGCTTCCTGTCGTTTGAACTTCTCATGAATAAGTTGTACATCATTTCACGCGTTGAAACTTTCGTAAGTCGGCAATCACCACCATCAAAAGCTGGATCGTTGTCGAAGTAGGCTTGCGTATATTGATGCTGCTTTTGAGCGGACATCTGTTCCCAATTGCTAGGAATTGGCATGTCTAAGTATTCGAGAACTTGTTGTTCGACTTCATCACGATACATGAATCGTTCGCGATAGACATTTAATTCTTTCTCTGTCTCTTCATCGAACATCAAACTTGCACCGTTTTTAAAAAGTGTCACTGCTTCGCCCCAAATCTGTTTAATCGTTTCTGGTTTGATTTCCATCGGGTGTTTCTTTTGCTTTTCAGCATTTACCATAATCGGCAAAAAACGACGTTCACCTGTTTTGTCTTTCAGGTATTCTTTTTGGTTAGTCGTGCGTGCCAAAACGAAATTCTTTGCAAATTCTTCCGTCCGCTTCATATAAGGCTTTCTAAAACGCAGACTTGTTTTTGAGATAAAAGCCTTTGTTTCAGCAAACGACATGCGATTGCTTGCCACCATCTCATCATCATTAACGATCAAACTTTTAAGCATGATGTCATAATTGTCTTTATTTGCAAAATCTGTAACAGCGTCTGTATACCAATCACCACCTAATTTTTGAAGTAAAGACGTTTTACCAACACCTTGCCCGCCGACTAAATCCAAAACATAGTCAAATTTTGCATACGGATTATAAACTTTAGCGACTGCCCCAACCAACCACATCTCAGCGATTTTAGAAACAAGTTCAATTTCATCAGCGCCTAAATAGACTTGAAACATGCGATTAATTCGTTGTCTACCGTCCCATTCCTCGGCCGCTTCCTCCATGTATTCAACTACTGGATTGTAGGTCCTTTCTGAAAAGAATGTTTCCATGCCATCAAGCATAGCTTGGTTCGAGAATGCAACTCCTAGCGCACTTTCGAAGTACACTTTAACAACTGAATCAAAATTAGAAGGTAGCTCGCCTTTTTTAAAATGAGTGTTACCGATTTTGATATCTTTGATTAATTCATGCTCTTGCGAGAATTCGTTGTGTTTTAAATAAATGCTTAATTGATCATCAGACTTAAAAGCCATCAAAACATTATTTGGACTGTTAGCTTTAATATTGCCATCTTTCGTGGTAATCATACCTGCATTTCTGTCGATGCTAACTACATCACCAATTACAATCACCTTCTATCTTTTTTAATCATACTTGCAACAGTTCGCTCCACTTCTTGTTGTGGAAGTGGGCTGACACTGTTATTGTTTGCTATCTGCGCCAACTGAAGGACTAATTCGTCATCAACCGCCCTATAAAGCAAGCCACCAACGAAACTAGCTAGCTTGTCATTACGACCACCTTCATCACCGAAACCGACTGCAATGGTTTCGAATAATTCTGTCGTTTGGCTTTTATTTTTTTTGAAAGTTCGTGCTTTCAAAGCTCGCAAACCGTCTCTGCCGTCATAGCTATGCCCGTTCGTTAAAGCATATTGTTTCTTTATCGCTTCGATCAGCTTTTTTGACGGCGTGACCATCGTCAAGCCTTCTTTGGATTTTTCTAAATCCCACTCATACTGGCCTTTGTCCGTTGCTGACGGCGCCACCAAAACATAATTGTTTGGATGCGCTTTGATGTCAACACCTGGAAGAAAACCAATCATTTGACTGATTTGAACATCTTCTCTTTTAAAATAGAAAAGATGCTTTCCACCACTGGCTGTCTTAGCTTGTAGAGTTGGCTCGATAAGCTTTAAACCATCCCATTTTTTCAAACTTTCAAAACCGTTGGTTGGTCCGTGCTTGTCAATGTCGATAACGAAGAAATTAGTCGTTCGAACAGCGATGTTAGCATTTGGATAGATATTCCAAAAATTCTCAATTTCATCAGCTGACATCGTTTTGTTCGCGAAGTCAATCAACGGCATTTTATTTCTTGGATTGATTGGAATTACTGAAAAACCTAGATTATTGTACTTCAAAGCATAATCTTTCATGCAAGGCATGCTAACATCTCCTGTCTAATGCAGATTTTTAAAATGGAAGGTCATCATCGTCAATTTCATCAGCTGACATCATTGGCTGAGATTGTTCTTCTTCAAGGTCATAGTTGCGGTATTCTTTGCCTTTTTTAGAAACACCTTCGTCAATTACAAGGTTGAAATAAGAACCAACTGCTTTACGTTGAAGAGCTTCTTCCATGGCTTTACCGTCATCAAAATCGTTGTTCATCACTTGGTCACCAGCTAAAACAATTGCTTTTTGGAAAAATTTAATAGTTTTTTCAACAGACCAGCCTAAATCCACTGTTTTTCCATCTCTTGTTTTCCATGTATCCAGTGTTCCGAATGTCACGAAATCAGTACGTCCATCATATTCACCACCTCGAACTTCAAATTGATAGCCAAGGCTTTCCCAGCCGCTCTCTGATACATTAAAAGTAGCTTTTCGCAAAACTACTGGATAAGTTCCTGCGGGAATAGCTGGTTGTCCATTAACGCTGTCTTTGCGTGGGTCAAATCCGTCTTTTTTAATTGATTTTGCAATGTCTAGTAAACTCATGTGTATATTCTCCTTTTAATTAAAATAAATCGTTGTTAGTAGTTGTTTGTTTTTTAGGCTCTTGCTTGCGTGGGATTTTCATTTTAGCTGGTTCAACAGCACCACGAATAGTTTGCAAGATTTTTAAAATAGCTTTGTCATCGACTTGATCCGCATAATATGTTTTGCGTTTTCGGTCAATTTCACGATTGTAATTATTACCGATTTTTTCGGTATGAATCATCAAATCAGAATTACCATTGATAAGATTGACATATTTATCTTTTAAGCTTGGTTTATCTTTTGTAGCATTACCTTTGTCATCGTATTCTGAAATCTGACGACTGATGTAGATGACGTTCATCGGTAATGCTTTTAAGTCAATTACAAGTTCTGTCAAAGCTTGATTAAAGTAGTCATAGCCTTTACCGTAGCTGATTTCAGATAATGATTTGACGCCGAATTGCCCGCATACAGCAATTTTAATCATGTCAATGACGTCATCAATAACATCGACTACGACTGTTTCGTACGTATGTTCTTGTGTTTGCAAAGCGAGCAAGATTTCACTTAGCTGATCAATAACCGATTTTGTAATATTGCCGTTTTTGTCCTTCTCATTAATTAATTGGATAGCTGGCACGCTGTTAGCACTGGCGTTTCCGTCCGTGTTCAAAACGATCGGATTCGGAAATTCGTTAGCTAGGTAAGATTTCCCGCTCATTGTTTCGCCATAGATGAAATAGTTTCGTGGTGTGTCTCTCGGCACTTGTGGTTTGTTTTCTGGTAATTTAAACATTTATTCTCCTTTGTAATAAAATTCAATAACGTTGACATCATGCTGCTGACGACTTCCTGTTACTCGCCATAAAAGTTGGCGATAGTCGTCATATTCACCACTATCTTTGTCAACTGGATCAAGAACGACAATTGTTTGAAATCGATACTGAAGACCATCTACACCAACGCCCAAAACTTGACTTGTAGCAACGACTGTTTGGTTATCAATGCCTTCTTTAACATCTCCTGTCCAAATTCCTGTATTTGGGTTGCGTTCGTGAATGACGTTAACGACCTGCTTAGATTTGCTAACAATCAGCATGCCGTGCGGCGCTCGTTCAATTAGACCATCTAACTCTTTTAAGAGCGGTGTATCAGCATTTACTGCTTTTAATTTTGGAAAATCAATAGCAACACCCGTCTGGTCTAGATAGCGTTCAAACGTCTTGCGCCCAAACGATTGTTTAGCCATAGCTGTTTTGCCATCAACTGTTACTAAATTCATTTTTTTGAATTGCTTTAGTTTTTCAGGATTAGCAACAGGAACTGCCTTCTGGAAGAATTTGATTTCGTAACCATTGTTTTTCTCGGCGTTCTCAATCTCTTCTATCTCTTCCCAACGCATGAAATTTGGTAATTTAGAAACGTATGTTTCATAGTCTCTGAAATCATCCCACTTCTCTTTTGAGTAAGAGAATGGATCATATACCATTTTTCCGTGTGTTTTCTGCCAATCAAATTTTCTATTAGGATTAGCAAATCCCCACAGCGTTTTTTCTAGCGGATAGAAATTTTGACCTTTTTTTCTAATCGGTGTGGCCGATAATCCTATCGTGTAATTGCGCTTTATTTTAGCGTACGCTCGCACGTTTTTATCACTTGATACATTTTGCCACTCGTCAATAATGAGTACGTCACAAGCTATTTTTTGCGTTTTAACACGGTTTTGCAAAGCTCTGTCTGTCAAATAGATAACTTCAAACTCTTTGTCAAAACCAAATTTTTTAACAGTTTCTTTCCAACCGTCTAAAATAGCCACTCGATTGTTAACGATGATGACTTTATCAGCACTTTTAGCCTTACAGATTGATAAAGCACAGATTGTCTTGCCTCGACCTTCAACCTCCCAAAGCTTCAAGAAAAATACCGTGATTTAATCTTGAACTTCGGGATACTGCCTCCTTCTGCCATTTTCTTAACACAATTTTTGTCAAGTTTTATACCTCCATTTAAATCCACCTGCTAAAATTCTATTAGCATGGTGCAAGCAACTTTTTATGTTAGCGGGATTTACTCCAGTTGCAATACCAGCTTCTTTGACACTGGCAAATTCTGCGATTCTTTCGCCTTTTTCACTCAACTGCACAACTGCTTTACTCAATGTTTTTGACACTCTGTCGTTGTGTCCGCCGAAATTATTATTTTCTTGATACGTAGCCCACTCTAGATTACTGACTCGATTATCACTTCTGATTTCATTAATATGATTAACCGTTGCTTTTCTTTCTGGATTCGGAATAAAAGCTTCAGCAACTAATCTATGAACTTTGTATTTTTTTACTTTCCCGTTTTTACTAAGCGAGACAGAGCAGTATCCATGATTGTCATCCCAAGGTCGAATAAATTTCGATTTTAACTTTCTAGTACTCGAACCTTTACCGTGTGAAATAACTCTTTCACAACTTCGTACGTTGCCAAAATTAGATATTTCATAAAGCCCCTCGTATCCATTAATTTGTTTCCAAACTTCGCTCATGATTTTGATGTTCAAGCACCACCCTTCCAATATCTTGAATGACTTCTTCAACATCGTTTCGCATTGCCCAAAATAGGCCAAGTCTTGCAGCCGCTCTGCAATCCTGATGATGACTTTTTTCAAATTTCCATAAACCTAAAGTTTTTAAAAGTTCATCCGGAATATCTGATTTGTAACCTGCATTTCTTTGAAGGATTAAGTTTGGGAAACACATTTCAATAAATGCAATGGTTTCTAAAACTGAATTGTCTTTAGACTTATCGTTGTCACGCGCTTCGAACTTCTCGACAACAACGACATCTGGTTCTAAATCAAATCCAATAGTCGTATACCACTCTTTAAACCCTCGCATGCCGTATGTTGCTACCCATGAACATTCAAGCCTTGCATTGTCTAATAAAACAATTCCTGTTGTGCTGGTTTCGATTTTGTTTGAAGATGGATCAATAGCTAAAATCTGCATCTATTTCACCTGTAGACTTTCATTCTCTACTAGTACAGCTCCTTCGATTTCAGCACCTGCTTTCAACGCTCTAGCGAGCTCTGTTTTGTTTGGTGTCCATTCATGTTTCTCATTCATGTAATCAAGCGGAATTTTGGTTTCGTCCAAGATTTCAACTTTTTTAGACTTGCGAAGAGAAACTTTGAATTTACCAGTATCAACTTTTTTAACGTTGCTAATTTCAAGCGCTCGTTTGATATACTCTTTAAATTTATCTGCTTTAGCTTTGTTACGTTTTTCTTTTTCAGCAAAGGCTTGTTTTTCGTGTTTGCAAGCCTCTGCATCAGCTAAACTGTTTTTGTACATTTTGACAAAGTAGTCAATATTGTTTTCTAAATCCTCTTGAAAGTTGATGCTGTCAAGTGTGTCTTGAAACGTTTCATCATCTAGTTCCATATCTTGAAGTTCTGCATAAATGCCTTCGAGTTCGTAAAGATAAGCCATTATTTCACCTTTCTTTCTAAAAATGTTCTGATTTCACCGAGAAGCTTATCGCGTTCATCGCATTCTTTGCGAGTCCGTCTTAGTTCGTCTCGAAGAAACTCGTTCTCTTTGATAAGCTCTTGCATGTTCATTGCTTAATCATCTCCGAAAAGCGCATCAAATAGTGCAGCCAGTTCCTCACATTTAGCTTTGCTGTCGACTTCAATTTCTTCTGGTTCTTTGCCATCTAACGTTTTGAATGTATATTCAGCTTCGACTTTTAAAGGTTCTGCATTGAACATTTGTAACATTCCTTCATATCTCTCTTTGTCTTCCGTGTAAGCCTCTTCGGTAGTAATAATTGCGCCATTGATGTCTTTACACCAACCTGCTTCAAATGCTAATGCTCTAGTTCTATTCTTATATTCCATTAAGAAATGTCCATCTTCTTTGCTGCGAAATACGATAAATGTTTGTGTTTGTTTCATTGTTTTCTCCTTTTTATAAAATGCTTTTTCTGGTAATTTGCGCATTCTCACCACACATCATCCTTTCATCGCGTCTAATACTTTAATAGCGTCGTCATAATGCTTAGCTTTTGCTTCCCAACTCTCAAATACGAAAGTCGGTTGCATTGATGTTTCTTCTTTCTTCGTTCGCTTACCAACATACGGTAATGTCAACACGTATATGATCATTGCTAAACTAAAGCAGATAATAAATAAGTCCATGTTAAATGTTTCTCCATTCATTTTTAATCCATTCCTTTACTGCATCTCTTGGAATTCGATAAATTTTATCGTCTTTCTTGATAACAGGCATTCCTTTAAGAATGTAATGTTTCAACGTGTCGTCACCGATACCAAGCCACTTTCTTGCTTCGCTTTGCGTCATCAGTGGGCTGAATTGGTTATCTTTGTTCAGGAAATCAAGTTTGTTTACTAAAACCGACGTTACTACTGCGTCAATCTTAACTTCAATTAATTCAGCAATATCATTCATTTTTGCGCTCCTTTCTGTTATAATGTGAGTAAGTTATTTTTTGTAAGCGCATTGTTTCCGCAATGTGCTTTTTTTGTTTTCCAGCTAGGCTGGTATAGCCCTAGCAAGCCTCATAATGTCAATTGTATTCTTTGGAGGAACATTCTTTTCTAATAGGAGACTTTCTAAACTGCGTAAATATTTTTTGACCTGCTAGAGCTGTATCAACCTAGCTGAAAAAATCATCAATTAATGTTCAAATTCTTGAATTTTGAATTTAAAAAAATATAGATTGATTTCATTTTCTGGAATTTTTAACAATTCACACGCTTTTGAAATTTCATCTTGTTGCCAACTTCTTTTGTTGTTAGTTTTTGAAGAAATGGACTTCGCACTTAAATTCATGCTTTCAGCAAATTTCTTTTTTGTTCCAAAAACTTCGACAATCCTACCATTGAGTTTTGAGTAATCATATAGCATTCAAGCTCACCACCTTTCGTTTGTTCAATCTCTTGAACTTTGTGGTTTTATTATATACTCAAAAAAAATCGGCGTCAAGTACTTTTGTTCATTTTTTTGAACTTTTTTTGCTTTTGTCTTGAACTTTTTTTCTTTTTACTATATAATATACACGTAAAATGAAAGGAATAAAAAATGAAAGAAACGACAGCGCAAAGACTTGCTCAACTAATGAGTGAGCGGAATTTGAGACAAGTTGATATTTTGAAAAGCTCAGAAAAATATCAACGAGAATTGGGAGTGAAACTTGGCAAAAGTGCTTTATCTCAATATGTTAGTGGCAAATCTGTTCCTGATCAGGATAAACTTGTTTTGTTAGCTAAAACATTAAACGTTTCAGCTTCTTGGTTGATGGGGTATGATGTCGCTGAAAGTAGTGATGATGTTCCAGAAAATGCCATTGATCTGTCAACGTTGCGTGACAACGTCGTGTTATTCGATGGTAAACCATTGTCTGATGACGATGTAAATAAAATAGCTCAAATTATCGAGCTATCTTTGGGAGTAACAGGAAGTGACAATAAATGAGATTGTAAAACAATATAACATTAAACTATGCGAATACCCACCATCCTTGTGGGATAGAGCGGGGTTCTACTACGCCCCGCTCCGCACTGTTTATATTAATAGTGCTTTGTCGGAAAAAGAAAAGAAAAAAGTCATCTACCATGAGCTTGGCCATTTAAATCATGACGCAAGTCAATACGATAGACGACGAGAATTATTTGAAATTCAAGCAAACCGAAAAATGATTCGTTCTATTTTAAAAGAAGAACTTTCTGCTTGCGATAAAGACGATGTTAAAAACTTTAACTATGTTCATTTTATGGAAAAATATGATCTTGTTACAACATTAGACGAGGAATTGGTTAAAGAAGAATTTTTAAAATTAATTAGTTAAAGGAGATAAAATGAAAAGCGTTATAAAAAAATACAAATGGCATGCGCTTGTTGTAATTGTCTTGGTGTTAATTATGGGTAGTATTTCTTTTGTGACCCAAAAAGATGTTTCTCAAAGCAAGCCAAAAGTGACGCATGCTGTAAAGCACAAAAAAGCAAAATCAACTAGTACTTCATCAAGTTCTAGTTCATCCACTTCATCCACTTCGCAATTGTCATCGACTAGTGAACCAGCGAGCGAAACTTCGCAACCAGAAGCGTCTGCTAGCGTTACGCAAGCTGAACAAGCACCAGCTCAAGAATACGTGCAACCTGCTCAACCAGACGATTCTTGCTACCCAAATGGCTTCCAATCTGACTACTTTGTAAGTCCTGACGATGGGAGCAACGCTACTCCTAGTCAAGACTGGCACGATGATCAAGTTCAATGGGGTATCGAACAAGGCTACATAGATGAATAAAAAAATCCCTCACACTCTCCTTCGCCAAAATTTGAGTGTAAGGGATAGATAATAAGCACAAAAAGCAACTTAATTGATTACTTAAAATTGGAAATGGAAAAATCCAGGTCCGTTGCTTTTTGTATACACTATTTTATCAAAAAAATGAGGTTAAAACAATGGCATTCTATAGAAAGAAAAAATCAGGTTGGCAATTCCGAATTAGCTACAAAACAGCCGACGGGAAGTACAAAGAAATTTCTAAGAGTTGCTTTAAAACCAAAGCAGAGGCTGTCAACGCTGCGGCCATCGCTCAAAAAGAATTGTCGGAAGGTATTCATGAAGATAAAAATATAACACTTGCCGATTATTTCAAAGAATGGATGGAAATTTACAAAAAACCTGAAGTTGACCCTGAAACCTATTCAAAATACAAATTTACTCATAAAGTTATCAAAGAATATTTCAAGAACGCAAAGCTGTCCAAAATCACCGCTACACAATATCAAAAAGTCTTTAATGATTTGAGCGAACGATATGTCAAGGAAACCGTGAAGCGTATTAATTCTAATATCAGACAAGCGATTAAAGTGGCATTACATGAAGGCAGTTTAAAAAAAGACTTCACAACGTTAGTAAAGATACATTCGTCTGTTGAATCAAAAAAAGAAGAAGACAAGTATCTTGAATTAGATCAACGTGCAGAATTTATTGAAAGTGTTAGCAAGACGATTCAATATCAATCAAGTTTCTTTTGTTATGTTGTTGCTAAAACAGGTCTGCGGTTTTCTGAAGCGCAAGGTCTAACAAACGAAGACAATTGTATCAATCGTAAAGAATTATATATTTACATTTTTAGGACGTATAAAACCAATGGTGCAAGGCGCGGTTGGGGCAAAACTAAAAATCCACAGTCAGTTCGCAAAGTTCCGATTAATCAAGAATTTCTAGATATGCTTGATAAGTATTTAGCCACTGGTTTTGTAGAAAATGATGATAATAGATTATTTACCAGAGTTTCGAATAATATGGCTAATAAACTAATTAAAAAACGAACTCAAACAGAAGTTACTTGTCATGGTTTAAGACATACGTATGTAAGCTTCTTGATTTACCACAATGTTGACGTTGTTTCCATTGCAAAATTAGTTGGACACAAAGACGCAACCGAAACATTGCAAACCTACGCCCATTTGTTTGAGAAAAAACAAGACGAAGTTTTCGACTTTGTTCGAAAGATTGCTTAGTTTTTCGGGCTGTTTTCGGGCTAGCCCACTTTATAACGTAACAAAGCCCTTGATTTCAAGGGCTTTTAAGCTAGGTTCTATCTCCCCTGCCGGAATAAACGGCTATAATATAGGAAGAAATAGAACAAAAAACCTAGAAAATATGAAGAAAATCAAGCATTTTTTTCTCCTCTTTTTCTAGTTTTTTTCGGACTTTTCGGGCTGATTTCGGACTCAAACAAAAACACCCGAAAAAATCGGGTGCGGTTGTAAAATAAAGAAAGCCTTAAATAAGGCTCTCTTATTATAACATATATTTTTAGATAAGTTCAAGCAACAATTAATTGGTATCTTTCAAGATTATGCTTTTTGAGTAAATCCCAAATTGCTACAAAATTGTTGTCTTTTAAGTAGACCTCCCTAAGCGTACTATCTTTAGTACGTTCCAGAATATCCAAGGCGTCTTCTATATTTATTTCCGAACCAGCTAAAGCAAGTTTTTCTGCTATAGCTAGCTGTACTATTTCAATTTCCTTTACTGTCATATTTTGCACTTTCTTATTTGTGGTTTTTACAAGAATTTTAACAAATTATTTTCGATAAGAGCAGCTAAAGCTAATCGCTTGTTGCCTTTATTTTCAAAATCAACGTAAATTGTGGCAAGTTCTGCGTCATCAATATTTTCAATTTTTGTGATTTTACCTTTTCCGAAAGTTGCGTGTTCAACGATTGCTCCAACTAAATTTTCATTGTGTTTTTCAAGCCACTCTTGATATTTCTCATTGACACGTTTTGACATTTTCACTTCAAAGACACCGTCATCAGAAGCATAATAGTAAGTGCGTTTGAAATCTGAAAAGTTTAAATCAGAACGTCTAACAGCTTTGCCGAGTGCCAACATGAATTCGATAGCTTGTAAAATTACTTCATCAGAAGCATTTCGACTATCAATTTGACCATCTACAGCGTCACCATATACGCCGTAGAAATGACCGTTTTCTTCATCTGATAAACCATAAATATCCATGATATTATCTGTTTCGTGATTGCAGTAGACAGCGCCTTTGTCGTCTACGATTGCGTATTGAACTTCATTATTTTTGATTTCTTCAAGTAATTCTTTAGCGTTCATTTTCATTTTCTCCTTTGATAGCACTTACAAAAGTTATACTATATTTTTCCATATTTTTCTATTCAAAAGTTACGTCGCCGTTATCAACAGAACCGATATATTGCATTTTGCGTTCACGTTCAT